GAACAGCGAAACCTTGAGGCCCGCGCCGGCCACCGTGCTACCGATCTGGTCAATGTCGATGCTGATTTCGGCGTCGTCCGCAAGGCTGGAATCTGTGATCGTCGCGGCGCTGGCCGCGGTGGTGCTACTGAACTCGCTGGCGTCGATTGAGAGCTTCGTCCCAAGCACGCTGGTGCCTGCCTCGTTCACGTCCACGATCAGCGTCGAACCTGTCGGCGCTGTGTTCACATTGGCCCGCACCGCCAGCAGCGTGGCGGCAAATGGCATCCTGAATCTGATCCGGTTGGTGCCGGTGGTTAGCGCCGTGGACTCATCGCCCACCGGGATCACGATTACATCTTGCGGGTGGTTATGCCGGTGATCAGCACGCGCTGCGCTGTTCGCCGTGCCAGCGGCTGCAGTGCCTAGATCCTGTGGCGTGGCGTCGCTGTAGGTCGCATCGGCGCCAGCGGCACCAGTCGGCCCGGCTGGGCCTTGCGGGCCAGTCGCGCCAGTCGCACCGGCAGGGCCTTGCGGCCCCGTGTTGCCTGTGTCCCCCTTCGCGCCCTGAGGCCCAGCAGGGCCGGTTGCTCCAGTCGCTCCAGTCGCTCCAGCAGGGCCGGTAGGGCCGGCCGGGCCTTGCGGGCCTGCGGGACCGGTTGGGCCAGCAGGGCCAGGCGTGAGCTCGATGTCCTCAATCCCATCCTCCAGCTTGTCTAGGTTGCCATCATGCTCGGCCGCCGTAAGCGGCGTGCCCTTGACCAGTCGCCGGGTCAGATTCAGCGTCATGCGAACACCCCGGCCTCAAAAACGCCTTCCAAGTACACCGTAAAGACGGCCTCAATCTTCTCCAGCACCATGACGCAGAACCGGCCATCGGCCAGCTTCAGCGGTTCGTGCTGCAGCTTGTACGTCAATCCCTCGTGCTGCACCTGGTCGCCATACTGCAACTCGCCGAACTGATCAGTCCTGGCGGTGATCGCATAGTCCACCGTCACCACCTGATCATTCATGATGATCTGGCTAGCGCGGTCCATAATCCCCAAACCAACAACGGCCCCAGCAGTGACGCTGGAGCCGAAGTCAGCCAGCAGGAAATCATCGGGGATTTCCTGGATCATGGTCAGGGGCGGTACTTCTTGATGCCCACTGCAACGCAGCTCACGGCGGCGCTGTAGGTGCCGGTTTCATCGAAGAACCGCAGGCGCAGGCGGGCCGGCAGATCATCCTTGGAAAGCACCAGCCGGTTGTGATAGGCGGCAGTGGCCAAGTCAGGGAATGCCCCGCCAGTCACGTCCTCGGCATCGCTGCCGTCTGAAAGGCTGCCAGCCTGCACCTTCACTTTCATGGCGCTGCCGGACGCACTGGCCGGAGCGGTGAGGATGAGGCACACATCGCCGTCGAACGCAGAGCAGTCGATGGCAGCGGTGTCATTGGCGGCTGACACTGTGGTCGGGGCCAGGATGGTGACGCTGTGCAGCGCCTCCAGGTTGCGTTGTCTGATCATGGTCAGGGATCCTCCGTGGGGGGCTGGGTGCTCGTGCTGAGCTCGGGATTGTTGTAGGTGGTGCGCCGTTTTCCGCCACGGCGGGGCGATTCGCCTTCAGCCTCAGCAGCTGGAGCGGGAGCAATGTGCTCAGCCGCCCAGCCGCTACGGATCATGTGAAGGCCCAGGTCGTTGTCAACAGTGACCACTTCGCCGATCTCTCGATCCTGGCGATTGATCACCATTGATTCGAGCATCTCGACTTGCATCCTTAGATACCCCACACAAAGGCCTCGGGATAGCGAACACCGAAATCGCAATCCTGCAGGATGCTGATCTCAACGCTGCCCGAATCCTGGTACTTGTAGGGGTTCACGCCGATGTCCTGGCCACTCCAGAACGCCAGCAGAACTTGCGAGAAGTCGCCGAACAGAACGTTGTTCACTTCCAGTTGGTTCGACATCAGGGCCGGGTAGCCGTTGATCTCGTTGTTCCGCAGGATGTAGAAGTCGCTCTGGGCGTTCTCCAGCGTGGTCTTGTAGACGCCCCTGGCGTGAGCGTTCATCATGTAGGCCATGCTGGGCACATCCAGATTGGCCAGGCTCACCTTCGTCTCCATCTCAACCAGGTTGAGGAAGGTGCCGAAGTTGTAGCTCACGCTGTTGATGGTCTTGGCCTGACCGCTGGCCAGGGTCTCGGTTCGCACGCCATCGGTGTACCGCAGGCCCAGGGGGCGCTTCGATCCGCCTTGGGAGTACAGGAAGTCCTTGTCGATGCCAAGGGCAACCTTGCGGCTCAGGTGGCTGCGCACCCATGCCTCAGCAGAGAACGAGGTCTGGCCGATGAACCGGCGAGTCAGCACGGTCTTGGCGCCCACGGTCTTGGGAGTCAGGCTGACCTGGCCAACCAGAATCTCAGAGGCATCAGGGGCCTGGCCTTCGCCAACCCAGTAATGGGTGGGGCCGCTGGTTTCTTTCGGGATGTCGATGTCACCCACCAGTCCGCTCAGCACGGTGGCGCCAGCAGCGGTGATGCTCAGGCGGTTGTAGATCAGCTCGATCATCGAACCGACCAGCAGATCGGTATCGATCAGCGCGCCGCCGGTGGTGAACCCGCCTGCGGTCTGATCGGCCCGGATGCCCTTGCGACCGGCGCCCATGCCGGGGATTTGCGCGACCATCACATCAGCGGGGATGCGGAACGAGCCCTGCAGCTCGCGTCCCGACTGCTTCACCGCAGCGGCGGATGCCTCCAGCTCCAGGCCGGCGGCCTCGCGGAGGCGCACGTCGGTCGGGTCGGAGAAGTGGCGGATGGCGTTCAGGATGTTGTAGCTCTTGATTTCCTGATCGCTCATCCCAAGCAGGCCATCGCCGGAATCCTGCAGGCGGCTGGAGAGGCTGCGCTTTTCCTTGCCGGTGACAAGGGCGAACAGTTCCTCGCGGACATTGCCGATCTCGGCGCCAGAGTTGATGTACTCCTCAGCCTTTTCGTGGCCAGCGCCGGACTGCTCGCACATGTTGCGGATGGTGCGGGCCCGGTCGCGCTCCGCTTGAATAGCGGCTGCCTCCCGGTCCGCCGCTTCGGTGTTTTGGATGGTCATGGGGACAGGTGCAGTTTGCGTACCTGAGCTCAGGCTATGGAGCACTTCCGGTTCCCCACCCCCTTCGGTCGCAGCAGCGACGGGCTCAGGTTGTTCAGGCTCGGGAGCGGGTTCGGCTGGCACGGTGGCGGCCTGAGCTTTTGGGCGGCTGGGCTCGACAAACTCCACCAGCTGCACCAGCGCCTGCGGCACCTTGGCGAACCGGCCGCGGGGAACGGCAGCGCTGCGGATCTCGCGGGCTGGCGCCGCCTCGGTGGCGAACCCGAACTCCACCGCCTCGGCGGCAGTCAGCCATGACTCGGCGGCCATCAGCGACGCCACGTCCTCATCGCTCATTCCAGACCTGGCGGAGTAGGCCTGGCGGTAGGCGGTGCTGATGCGGTCGATCAGGTCGGCCTGCTGGCGCAGATCACCGGATCCGCCGATCGCAAGGCCCCACGCCTCGTGGATCATCAGGAACGACGACTCGGGCATCACGATCTCGTCGCCCGCCATCGCAATCACCGACGCGGCCGATGCAGCCACGCCATCAATCACCATCCGTTTCTTGCCGGGATACCTCGCCAGCATCGAATAGATGGCCAGGCCCTCGATCGCATCGCCGCCATAGCTGAACAGGTTGATCGTCAGATCCTCGGTTCTCCCCACCAGTGCCCGCTGCAGCACCGATGCGTTGATCTCCCAGCCGACCTCCCCGATCAGGGCCAGCTCTAGGGGTGCGCCCTCAGCCGCAGCCTTGATCGTCACGCCAGACATACAACCTGAGCAGTTTCTAGCCTCAGGCTATGGACCCTCAGGGGTGGTCCCTGGCTGCGGTGCCAGTGCCGGTTGCGACGCCGCGGGCTGCGGCAGGCCCAGCCGCCGGCGCAATGCGACCTCGTACGCGATCTGGGCCCAGGTGTGCTCCAGGTCGGTGCCGTAGAGCTCCGCCATCTGGTCGGAGGTGCTCTGCAGGCCCATCTCTTGGGCGTCCTTGTAGGCCTTCATTTCCTTGGCCGGGTCCACCCAGCTCCAGGTTCTGGCCTGCCACCGCGGCGCCGTGTAGAGCTCTGGCTCGTTCCAGTAGTTGGCGAACAGTTCAACCGGCAGCACGCCCGCCAACGTGGCAGCGTCAACCCATTCCTCGAACACTCGCTGATGGAACTGCTGGATGAAGATCGACTGCACAACCCTGTACCAGTCGCGGATCTCCAGCTTCTCTTCCCTCATTGAGCTGTAGTTGGCGTCGGAGTGATCACCGCTGATCGCCGAGTAGCTGGCGGTGAATCCCGTCGAAAACCGGCGCAGCATGGTCTTGAGCACCGTCTCGTACTGGTTGTCGTCCGGGCCCAGCTGGGGTGGCACGGGGTGCTCGTCGGGGAACAGCTCAATCCACTCGCCAGGCGATGAGTTCGACAGCACCTCGCCAGTATCGGGAGACTTTTCATCAACAAGCGAAGAATTAGGCGGCCCATCGTCTGGCTGCTTCTTTTCAATGAATCCCAGGATGTTGTTCGCAATTCTCTTGCGGGTCCAGTGGCTTTTCTCGTATTCGTTCAGGTTGTGGATCGTGCTCAGTACCGGCGCCAGGTGGGGGATCTCACGCAGCTGGCCGATTTCCTCCGGGATGAAGATGTGGATCAGGTCTTGCGCATCCACGAAGATGTGCTTCGGCTCCATGCTTCGCGGATCGCCAGGATCCATGTTTCCGGGGTGCCGGCGCAGCACCGCATAGCGCGTCACCCGGCCTCCCCGGCGGTCGTTGGTCTCAACGCCCATCCGCCAGAAGTGGCCAGGTCGGTCGGACCCTCCGCTGTAGTCCTCATCCAGCTGGTCAGTGCTCAGCAGCTCGAAGCACAGCTGCTCAGCGTTCGGGTTGCCTGTGGCCGATTCGCGGATGATCCGCACCATCGCTCCGCCATGGGAGCCAAAGGCACCGGCGATCATCAGCTCGTACTGGTGGAACGAGTAGCGC